GACTCCTTTCTCTCCGGGTCCCCGCTCTCAGACTCACGGACCCTCTCAGGGGGTTCCCGCTACGCCTGGCGGACCGGATAGTCCCGCCGGGTCCCCGCGCCTGCCTAAAGCGCGGACCGGCTTGTTCTATGTTTACGGGCTTCATAGTTCGCCCGTTTCGGCCATCTCAGCTTGAGCCTGTTCCACCAACCCCTCTGCCTCCTGCCGAAGCTCTGGCAAGGCATTCACCCAGCCCTCTACCGCCTCTCGAATTCCCTCCACCGCCTCGAATTCCGCCCGTAACGCCAAATGCGCCTCCAGGGTCGGAGGACATTGCAAGTACCGCTGTTTCCAGGCATCGAAGAAAGCCGGCACCAGCTTCGAGCTAATGAACGGCGCGCATCGGGCCGCCTCTTCCGCCTGGTCCATTTGCTGCACAACCGCATTTAGCTGCTCGGCCAGCCTCATATCCCCGCCCCCATGCCCGGCTGCACCAACCGCCCACTCACGCTTGCCCCCATCGCAGGCGCGGGGCGGCCGCCCATCGGCACCGGTATTTGTGTTTGCCCTTGGGCCTGGGCCGCCGTCCGCGCCGCCATCTCCTCTTCAGACAACAACCTGGCGGTTCAGCTTCGCCAATTCCTCCGCCAAATTTCGCTTCTTCACCATCGCCCACATCTCCGGGTCCTGCTTCATCGCCCCGGCGAACCCCATCAACTTCTGTAGGTCCTCCCCCGCGCTAATAAGTGAGGACATCCCACGCGCTTTGTGCCTGACCGCCCGCGTCAATACCTCCGCCCGTCCCTCTTCACTCATAGCCGAGATCAGCATCGCCGCCTGCATTCCCATAGCATTCGCCAATTCCGGCTCATACCACAATCTCTGACTCTGGGCCGTCACCTGGGCAAAGACGCTCAACAGACAATCCAGCAATGGCTCGAAGGTTGAAATCTCCAGGTCCTTCGCCATTGTACGAACAATGCCCATGCTTTGCTGCATGTAGCGATTAATCTCTGTCGCGGTAGCCTTTCCTCCGGTCCTCATGCCCGGATTGCCAGAGGTGTGCTCTGTGACCCCGGTCGCCTCCTGAATCAGCTTCCCAAACAATTGCAACAGCGTCAGCCCCTCCGCTACCGGAACCTGTTCTCGAATCAACGGTTCTACACCGCGGCCCCGGCTCATATCCTGAACCCCGATCAGTTTCCCCGGATACAGGGGCCGGCCTACCAAATCCTGTTTGCGAACCCGGCTCATATCGTACTGAAAAGCCGGGGTAGCAGCATAACTCAAGGCATCGAGGAGCAAACACATGATCTCGGTTTTCATTCGCACCATCGCCGAGACATGCTCCATCAATCCCGCTGGCCACACCCGAAACGGAACCCTCAAAGGGTGTCCGATAATCACCGGAGGCTTGCCCCAATGCCAGGGATTCGGGACCAGGGGGCGCAACAACACCTCGTCATTCACCATCACCGCATGACCGTTGCGCTTAGTCTTCAGAGCTTCCGCCACTCGCCCTGCATCGTATAACCCCTGCTCGCCCCACTCCCGTAACTGGTAGGCGTCTACTTCCGTTCGCAGGATGATAAACCGGTTCCGCCCACTCCAATCCAGGTACACGTCTAGCGGGTCCCACAGGCTCAATTGTGGCTTGGGTAGCCCCTCCGTCGAGTTCACACCCACCACCAAAGGGATAGTCCCCCCGATAAAGCCCTCATGGAGCATCAGGCGCACCAGATCGTAAAACCCACACTCCACCAGATTGTAGTGCTGGACCGCTTCGACCATCTGCTCTCGCGCGACAGAATGCTGCCATCTGTCCTCAGCCGTAAACCAATCCTCATTCGGAACCAGCCCAGCCGAATACAGCGCAATCGCCTTCTCTACGATGGAGAACGCGTCCGCCGACCAAACCTTAGCTTGAGAGGGGGCCTTCTTCGAGAAGTCATGCTGATCGTAATACTGCTTCCGCATACGCTTAATAGTAGTCAGGCGATTCTGGCGGAAGCTGTCGGCGGCCTGGCGCAATTCCACTATCCGCGCCACAAGCCCTTCTTCGTCTTCCTTGCGATACCGCTCCCCCTCGGCCGCCTCCGCGGCCTCCAGAGGAATGTCGTTCGTAGTAGCTACGCTCGGCGGTTCTAGCTCAGGCATGACCTAGCCTCTTAGTCCACTTTAGCATATGTACAATCTCTGTCAAGCCTACCTCATGTCTTCTTGTGCTCTGCAAGCTCACCCCACACATCCCAGTCAATGGAAGAGTAGGCCGGCGACACGCTCACGGTTCCCACTATGAAGTAGCCACAAGAGGCAATCCCACTGAAAAGCCACCAATAAGCCGCAGGGCCAGGATGAGTCCACAGCAGCCCAATCCCGACGAGAATAGCCGGTATTCCTACAAGGAAAGTAAGCAGCAGTAAGACATCATGCACCTTGGATAGCATCGCCTCTCCTCTCAGAAGTCCTGCGTCCAGTCTTCGAAGACCGGCTCCCCGCTTGCCCCTCCCTGCCGCGCCCAGGCAGGCATTACTCTCTCCGGGGCCGCCTTCAGGGGAATGGAAGCGCACACATACCTCAGCGCGTCCAGCCGGTGGAACTGCTCCTTGTTCTGAATCCTCAGCAACGGACTTCCGGCCGCGTCCAGTTCTCTCGAATAGGTCCCCAGTTCGCTTCTCAGCCCTGTCAGCGTGTCAAAGATATACAGCTTCCTTTGCCGAAACAGCCCAATCACCCGGTCAATCCCCGCCTCCAGGTCCGGTATCGCTGGCTGGACCATCGGAACCCCTGCTTCCTGCCAAGTTCGCCGCGCGTCCCCCTCGCTCGCCGACCCCCCGCTCCACAGAGAGACAGGTTCCTGGTACTCCAGGGCCCCCCTCGCATGTTCCGCCATGCTCTTCCCACCACCCAGCACCTCCCTATAGGCAAACCAAACCCCAGTCCCAGGATCAGCCGCCAACCACACCATCGCGACATGCTCTAGCCCGCCAGGGTCAATACCTACCCGCCGCAACCAGGTAGGCGGTATGGTGAAGGGGCGCACCAAGTGGCCATCTCCGCCTACCACGCGTCCATTCGTATCCTGTTTGGCGTAGGAATCCTCGTAATCTACGTAAATCAGCCCTGCAGGGCGCACAAACTCGCCCAGGTGGAACATCCGGAACTTCCAATCAGGCAAGGACCGCTTTGCCCTGTCCATCTCCGTAGACGGGAAAGCCGGGTTATCGCTAGAAGCGAAACGAATCAGGTCATACCCTTCCTCGCCCCCGACGGCGCGCTGGTAGACCTGCTGATACAACCATCCCAGGGCATAGGGGGTGGTGGTGATGAGAATTCGCCCGGCTGTGGTCCGTACCCGTCGCTGTACCGCCTCCCAGGCCTGTACGGACACAGAGGTCATACCAAACTCGTCACAAACCGCGCTTCGTGCGGTGAAGCTCTCCAGGGCTTCCGGATTGTCGGCCGACCGGAAGACGATTCGGCTTTGATCGTGGCGGGAGGTAATCATCATCTTCGCGGCGTGGAAGACCCCCCATTTGAGGTCTCGGCAGAAGTACCTCCGGTAAGCCGGAACCAACTTGGCATCGAGCAGGGTGTAGGTGGGCGCAGAGACAATATGGTCTCCATCCCCTAGAGTTTCACATTTGGGGAACCTCCCTATCTCCTGGTGGGTCCACAGGGGCGCAATCGTTGTCTTTCCGCCCTGTGACCCTGCTAGAACCAGGATAATGCGACCTTTCGCCTCCAGGGCCTTCAGTTGCCCCGCGTGGAGGTGGTAGTGCAGTACCCGCTTGCCATCCGGGCGCGTCTCCAGGCTGGTGAGAGAAGGAGGGGCGGCTGTTTGAATCACGGGCCTATCTCCACCTGGACGGCCTCTTCTTCCTCGCCAGGGGCTTCTGCTGGCGTCTCTGGCGGTTCCTGGGAGGGCTTGGCGGACTTGAGAGAGGCCTGCCCCTTCTTCTTCGGTTCAGGAAGGGCCTTCGCGGAACCATCGTAGACCTGTATCGGCAATTCTCCCTTCCGGGCCGCGTCCACGATAACGAGGTGCACCTCCCGCTCGGTCCGCGCCTGCTCTTTGCCCCAGCGAGAGGGATCACGGGCCGCAAGCCATAGCTGTGCGGCCATGACATTCGGGGGCACGCGTGTTTCCTTCTCGGTCCAAGTGCGCTTCCCACGGGGGGAGAGACCTTCCCGCTTCTCGGTGTATGTGAACCCGGTAGCGAGATCAAACAAGGCCCTCATCACCCGCGCATTCGCCAGTTCGGGGGATTCTTCAAGTGCCTCAGCGACGCGGGCATTCTCCTTGGCCCACCCGCGAAGCCGCCGCAGGGGAATCTTGAGCACCTCAGCAATCCGCGCCTCGCTCTCACCCATCCTGCGCAAGGACTCAATGATCGGGACTACTCGCTCGACAGGGCAATCCTTAGCCACTCACAGCCTCCTCTGCCCCTCCCGCTTACCCCAGGATAGTCCAAGGTTTCCTCGCCCGTCAAGCCTTTTTCCCGAAAACGGCCCTCGACGATTCATTCTAAGGCGATTCCGAGAGGGGCAGACACCCTGGATAGCGGCGAATCGGAGGCGCGAATGCCCCTTGCAATTCAAAGGCTAGCTCGCCCAGCCACCCAGCATTACATCCCTATTTGCCCGCTAAGCCCCCTGATCCCCCCCAGGAAGCCCAAAACGCCTCCTCCGCCCCCTCACTTCCTGCCCCCAATCCCAACTTCTTTGCGCAAAATGCCCCAATTGGCCCTCACGGGGGCAACTTTTTTCGCAAGGCGGAGGAAGGATTCGCCCTCCCGACCCAGAAGGGTTGCACTACTTTGCGTTACTTGCGCTACCCGACACACGGCGAACACACGGCGCGCCAGGGGACTCACAGCCGGCCTCCGCCCCCCTGAAAGACTGCTTCCTCCTCACGAATCGGCCAGGCCCGCCGCGCTGCTTTCCACCCTTCTCGCGGGCTACCTCCCCTCCCCCTCGCGCAGGCGCGCAGGATGATGTGGGCGAGGAGCAGCAGGTTCCCTGGCGGCAGGTCCCCCCGCTCAGCGCAGGGCGCAGGGCGCGCTTGACGCCAATCCGCCCGGCAAGCCGCTTGCTTGGGTTCGGGGCAAATCACAAGTAACTTACTTGTCTTTA